AAGGCCAAGTCTTTAGAATTCAAGCAAGTTTGGGTATCAAAAACCATAGAACTTGATAAAATGTACCGCAATTAGTTAATTAAGCGAAGGAAGGTTTCTTTTTCATAATATAATTCTCCCCTTGAAACCTTCCTTCCACTAAACCATGCAAAAATCAAAAACTCAAACCCCACGCCCAATATCAGTAAAAAAGAAAACTTCGCAATCTAGGAAGAACAGAATTAAATCTTCCTCACTCAACAAAAACCAAAGAAGGCAACGAGGAAAGAACCTAAGAATCTCTGGCAGGTAGCTCTTCTCTTAATAATTTATTCAAGCCAACTAAAAGAATATGTCTGCGAATCCCACGCTTGCTCTTACGCATGAGCGTTTTATTCTCCTCATCCGCTAACCAAATAATATTCTTCTCCGCACTCGCTAACTCCAAGAGCGCATTACTAACTGTCTTATGATTCATCCCACACATAAGCGCATAATATCTATTGCTATCGTGCGAACTCCAAGTTTCTAATCTATGCCTTTCGCATATCGCCCATAAAGTTAATTTACTAGCTGGACTTAAATCATTTCTCCCCACGCTCGCACGATACCACTGCCAAACGATCTTCTTTGCTTCTCCGAACGAACGATAACGCTTCGCTACGCTCGCTTGCACGAACGCACTAGCGCTTTCATTCTCTACTTCTTCTACTACCCACCACATAATAAATTAGAAAGCGTTGTTGCCTAAAGCAACACGCTTTCTATATATATATGTATATATATGGATATTGTCCCCTAGAATCGCCAAATAGTACCCTAGATTCTCCACTTTATACCCTAGAATCGCCATTTAGTACCTTAGAATCGCCACCCTTCTTCTTCTTTTTCTTAAAGATTCGGTCGAATTCTTCGTCAAATTTCTTTTTATTTACCTTTCTTTGCCAATCTCCTTTACTCATTCTCTACCTCATATCTTAATTTTCTTAAAAACCAATCTGCTTTCTCTAAGTCCTCTAAGCCGTTCTTTTTCTCATACCGCCATAGATATTTAATAATACTGGCCTTGAGATACCCTCTAAATTGTTCTGGACTAAGACTGCTTTTGATAGCGTCAATACATTCAACACCGCCAAACTTATAATGTTCTGGATCAATCTTGCTCATCTTTCTCCTTTTTCTTGGGATATGCTTTCCACAATTTTTCGTTGTATTCTTTCTCCGCCTTGCGGTTTTTTTTCTTTCTTCTTCTGATAAAGCTCATAACTTAACCGCCAGAATTGTTAAAATAGAAATTAAAAGTATGTTGCTAATTAATAGTAATAAACCTAATAACGTGTGATACCAAATCCAACGAGTAGCATAAGCATTTTTTATAGATAAATCGTTTGGATCGTATTCTTCTTTTTTCATCTCAATCCCAGTTTATATTACTTTTTATATCTTCAATCGGCTCAAGTACGACATCTTTTCTAAACAAAGTCTTTACCGAATAATCTATTTCACTATTTGATTTGACCATACTTGCTCTCACAACTCTTGTTCTGTCAAATTCTACGCCATTTTGCAAACACAAACGCTCTGCTTCTTCTTCCGAACTCAAATACAAAGCTAATGCAAATCTATGCGCATCAACGAGCGAACTTGCACCACGGATACTTGCTCTTGCTGTCATGTTATCTTCAGTACCAACAAGACCACTTTTTGAAAAATGATGAATGCTTAAAACTGTAGCTCCTAGTCTTGCGGAGATACTCGCACAAAAACTAGCATACATCTGCCCAGCTTCATTGGAACTACTGATACTCGCACTTACAAAACTTTGAATAGGATCTATTACCACCAACTTTAAATTATCTATGCTTTCTAAAGCAGTAATCAATTCATCTCCTTGTGCTGTTGTATGCAAACCTTGTGAGCTGGTATCGCCTAAGACAATCAATCTTTCTTTCATACTTGGTATTGGCAAAGCATAAACTTCGTTTAGTCCTTCGAACCTTTTGCCTAATTTATCCAATGAATCTACTCGTCTATGCAATTCTTGAGCATCATCTTCCGCACTCAAATAAACTGCACTCCCAGAACTTACAATCGGATTGCCTAACCAAGAGCCAGAGCCATGTGCAACTTTCAAACATAGGTCCAATGCCAACATGGATTTACCTATACCACCAATACTTGCCATGATTCCTGGCTTACCAAGCTCAATAAAATTTTCTACCAACCATTCTCTTTTTGGTATCTCGCCTTTTAAAAACTTGATATTAAATTGTTTTAAAGGCAAACCACGATCTAAGATTTCATTTCTGACAACATCTAAACCTTGCTCTTGATGTAAGTCGTTAAAGTCGCCAACAATCGAAGGCAATCTAACAACTGTATTATTAATGGCTGACGTAATCTCCTCTGCTTTCTTTTGTCCGACTTGATTGCTGTCGTTATCAAAGCAAATAACATACTTAGCTTTAGTAAGTTTTCTTAAATTATTTAGAGCAGTAAGTCCAAAATTAGCTGAGAACACACAGCAAACTGGTAAGTTTGTTGCTTCAAATACCGAATATGCGGTTGCTAGTCCTTCAACAATTAAGACTTGCTCTAAGTCTTGCCACTCTGACCAACTGAAACCAACAATATGCACACTACCTTTGACTTCACTTGCGCTGACAAATCTTTTCTCGCCCTTCTTATCTATGTATTGCAACGACCTGATCTCAGGCTTGACATTGGTTGTAGAATATAAGGGAACAACAAGGGAATCTCTTATTGTTTTTAACCCATAATTTTTAATTTTTTTCTTCGTGAGGTAATCGTGATTCACACAATCTATGGCGCTTTTAAATCTTTCTTGGCAATCTTTAGCTACTTCATCGTGCCTTTTAGTTCTTTCTTTCTTACTCCGCTCTATGTTGTGAGCAATATTGGCTTTTAATTCGTTTTGCTCTCGTAAAGAAAGTTTATTAACATCTGTGTTTGACCATTTCTTTTGTTCGCCTGTACGCCAGTTACCATAGACAATAGTGATATAACCTTTATTCTCGTTATAGACATACCACCCAGACTTTTCATTACTTTTATCAGGCCTTGTAGTCGCACTTGCTTTGACCATACATCTGATAACTTCTCCAGATGTATCTATAAAACTAACTGCTAAACCATCGTCATTCATTTGGTTGATAGCATCAGAAATATCTTTGCCACTTCCAAAATGTAATTCTTTGTCTAATACTAAA